GATCCGACGCAGATATTCCACTATGCAAAAGAAAAGGGATGGACCACGCTTGATATATCTATAGTCTTGCAGGCTTTGAAAAACCAAAGAGCAGAACCCACAGTAGAAACAATAGAGAAAATAGCCAAAGTCCTCGGGAGGTAAGCCACTATGACGGACGGGAAAATCTGGCAGGTTATGTTAAAGCTGAGAGTTTTCACGCCTTGGATGGTGTTGAAAGAACTTAACCCACCGTCCTTCCTAAGATCATATGCGAAAGAGAGGATAAGGAGTTTGATAAACGCCCAGACCAGGGCGGGCATCCTCCAGGTCCTGAACGAGGACCCGCCCGTGTTTGGATTCCCCGGCGAATCTTTAGAAAGGGTAATGCGGAGGTGCCATGTTTGTGGAAAGCCTTTTATCCCAGTTCAAGAAAACGACCATCATTGTTCCACCGAGTGCGAAAGGGAATACAGAAGAAAGTTCTTAGAGAAGAAGCGTAGAGAGAAAGGAATGAAGGAACGGAGAAGATACGAACCGTGGGAGGAGAAATTGATCTGGGAAACGCTAAGCAGGAATGGATGCAGATATGCAATTTTACAGGAACTTGCCCACAAGCTTGGACGCACGGTTGAAGCAATTAGGAGTAAGTATAAGAAGATGAAGAGAAAAAGGAGGGCAGAGGTATGACAGAGAAACAAGTTTTGAAAAAAATAGAAAGAGTTCTTGAACTTATCATGCAAAAAGACATAAGAGGGGCGTTAAGGGTATTGATGGAGTTAAAAGCCCGGCTTGAGGCAGAGATTAGGGAAGAGGAAGAGAAGAAAGGAGATGGAAAGAAGTTGCAACACTTAATGGGGTGGTATTTGAAAATTTGGGATAACAGACCGCCCGAAGCCCTCAGGTTTGTAGCGTTCAGGGAAATTATTGGTAAGCATCTCAAAGAGTTAATGGAGATATACGAACGGAACGGAGAGGATATAGAAAGTCTGAAAAGGGACTACGAAGCTTTCAAATCTTCTCGGAGAGACTACAATGGCATCCTCCAGTTTCGGCAACAGCTACCCAACATCAAACAAAAGCAAGGCACAGAATGGAGCTCTCCGGACAATCAGCGGGGGAAGGCTTATTACCTCAAAGGATGGAGTGATGAGGAAGAAAACAAACTCTGGAGGGATGACGATGAAATCCCATGGCTATAAACAAAAACAAGACTGGAAGAGAAGCTTGCTTTTTAGAATTGCTATGGAAGAGTTAGTAGAAGGTGCGCAAGAACTCTTGAAGGTCAAGGTGATAAACAGCAAAGACAAAATATACAAACTCGCCGTGCGGGTTAGAGACACAGAAAGAGAATATATCGTGCATGCCATTATTCAGCTAGTGCCCCCAGCAGCTAATGATGGCTACTTATGGAAGCTTTTAAACCTTGAATGGGAGGAGGTAAAGAAATGAGATATTTATGGTTGAGGGACGGACAACCATTTGCTATCTTGATTTTTGAAAGCTCAGAAGGTAAGGAACTCTTGATCAGCCTTGATTATTACGGAAATCGCTTTGATTTCGTAGGTGCTTTAGCCGTTAAGATGCATAAGAAATACCCCTCACGGTTCCCGTCATTACTCGATGAGTTTGGGAACAGGCATCTGTTCTGGGATAGAGGCAATTATTTTGAGATACTTGTGCTTTATGACGTTCTGGGTATACCGTGTGAATACGATATAGAGAGCTTAGACCTACCCGTCTATGTGTTGTGAGGAGGTGAAGCTATGAAAAAGGTGTATAAAAGCATAGAAGAAGTGAGAACTGTATTTCCAAACGCTAAAACACACGAATACGAAAGCTTTTTCATGGTAGAAATGACAAAGGAGGTAAGCATACTACCCAAGGCATTGGACAAGAAAAAAATAGAAGAAGTAATGAAAGCGAATGGCTTCCCGGCCAAATATCTAAGGGTCGTCTTAAATGAGGCAAAAGAAACGGAAGCTATTAGGAAAATAAAGGAAACGCGGAAAAGAGGAATAATTCTTGAGGGTCCGCCCGGGGTAGGGAAAAGTATAGCAAGTGTGTGGAAAATTGCGAAACTGCTTCAAATTCGGGAGATTTCTAACCCGCTTTACATAAGCTGTATTTCGTTCCCAGATTTGAAAGAGCTGTATGCTAAATACAAAGAATACGATGCCTACCTGATAGATGATCTCATAACAGCAATCCCACAAGCTCGCTTGGACTTCATAATAGAGCTTGTCTATCACGCAGAATTGGAGGAGAAAGTGCTATTCATAACAACTAACGGCTTTTTAGAGGTAGCTAAGTCCTTCCCTGAGGCAATTCTAAGCAGGCTTAAAAGCTACTGTAAACTCGTAAAAATCAAAGACCACAAAGATCTCAGGCTTTCTCAATAACTTCTACGGTAGCGTTCATTTTCAATTTTAGCCAACACTCTCCTGATTTCCCGCTCAAGGTCGCTCGCAATAGACTGGGCGACCTTGCTTCCCTCCGCTCCATACACTTGAATAGGACCGATATTGACTGTGATCGTGGCTCCCGCCAACGCCGGTCTTAGCCCTACGAGAGGGACAAACTGAGACACTTTAATTGCGATGTCTTTCATACGAGTAAAGAGAGGATCAGGGTTCAATCCTGCAGCAATGGTCTCAATAAGCTTTATTCTATGAACGTCCCTAAGTGGCCCTTCCTTTGCCGGGCTGGAAGGCAAGAGATTTCTTATCCGTTGAACAATATTTTTCATAGCCTCAACAGGCTTCATGGCGAGGGATTCTATGCCTTTCCACAAACTTTCCACAATTTTCTTGCCCGCGGTGAAGAGGTCTATACCAAACACCTGCTGGATGAGCTTGTTTAGTGCAGTAAAGAGAGCAAAAAATGGATTGATTTTTACAAGTACTTCAAAGGCCCTTAGCCAAGACGATTTAAGCCAGCCCCAAGCTTTAGCAAGTCCTTTGCTGACTGTGTCCCAATGCTTCCAAAGAAGATAACCAACACCGATAAGGGCACCCACAGCAAGAGCAATCCAGCCAACGGGGGAGGCAAGCAGGGTTATGCTAAACGCCTTTAACGCTAAGACAAGAGTTTTGATAAGCGATATAGTCATTAACCACTTAACAGGGGCAAATGCAAAACTGAAAAGTTTCATGAAAGAAGCAACCGCCAAGCTAACAGCGCCCATAATCGCAAGAAAACTAACAAATCCGCCAACAACAAGCGTGAGAATCCGTGCTACTGTTTTGTTCTCCTGTATGAAGTCTGCAAGCTTTCCTAAAAGGTCGTTGAGAGGGTTTAGTATAGCTATCAAGGTAGGTGCAACCAAGGAACCAATTACAGCCATCAGGTTCGTAAGTGTTCCTTCCGCTGCTTCAAGCACGTTTGCGTATGTGTTCATCAGTCTGTTCAATCTTTGTTGAAGGCTTGCTTGATTTTCTAACTCTTTTGCCATCTTCTCAAGTCCTGAGAAACCTCCCGCCTCAATCTGCTTCCTTAGTTGCTCGTATTGTTCTTGGAATTCAGCAATTTTCTTCGGGTCATGGGTTGCTTCAATGCTTTTTCTGATTTCTTCAAGATACATAAGGGCTTCTTCTTTAGTTGCAGCAAGAAGTGGAGCTATGGCTCGCATACCCTCCATGTCAAAGAGTTCCCTCAGGGCTTGCATTCTTTTTAGCGGGTCTTGAATAGCAGAGAGTTCTTTCCTAATTGCCATCAGAAACTCCTCAAGTCTGAAGGCGCCCTTCTCGTCGTAGAAATCTTTCAGGTTGATACTTATATCAATTCCTTCTCTGCGTAGCTTTTCAAGATGTTTGTCTAACTCAGGGATTCTCTGAAGGACAGAGCGTATACTTGTGCCAGCGGTTTCTCCAGCTACGCCAAATTGCTTTAGGGTTCCTATCCAAGTAAGCATGAATTTAGAAGCCTGTAGTCCTGTGAAACCAAGCTGAGCAAGTTCTGCGGAGAAATACTTCGTTGCATATGCGATTTGCGTTAGCGTCAAACCACTTGCGAATTTTAGTCTTTGGATTTGATCGGCGAAGGCTTCAAAATCCTCCCCGGCTATCCTGTATGCATTTGAGAAACTTTGCACCATTTCAGCAACTTCCTTCGGAGAAGCCTCCTCTTTGAAGAGCACCCAGAGATAGGATGCTGCTTTCAGTCCGCCGTTTACGATTTTATCCAGCTCCATGCCTGCACCCTTCAAAGCGGTAACCACGCGATAGAAGTCTGCTGTCGTTCCCGGGAGCTTCGTTCCGAGTTCTTCCACTTGCTTGTTTAATTCTTTGATTTCCTTTGTGGGCAGACCCTCTTTGGTCATGAGGGCTACTTCCATTTCCGCTTGTGCAAGTTCCATGCTTTTGTAAGCGCCCAAGGTTTTATAGAGAGTGGCCAGAGGCAAGGCTGTGGCTTGTGCAGCTTTCAAGGTGAAATCTTCTAATTTTTCTGAAGCACTCCAGATCGCCCTCGGGTCAAAGGCTTTTCTTAAGGTTTCTCCGAAGGTTTTTAGCTTACTTTGCGTTTGATTTAGCTCGTTGTTAAAGTTCGAAACCCCGTCTCTAAGCTCGGAAAGCTGGCGGGAGAAGTTGTCTATCAGTTGAATAACTACCGCAACAGTAAAGTCCATGTTTATTCATCTTCAAGTAGCTTAGCTTGCTCTTCGTAGTATTCAGAAAGCTTCTTAGCCCAGAACTTTAGCTCTGCGTAAGGCATGTTAGCAAGGTCTGAGTAGGAAAAGCCGTGTTCAATCATAACTAAGACAGCTTCTGCACCGACAAAGGGGAGTAGAGCTCCGTAAACTCCCGCATCAAAACCATCACATCCGCAAGAGGAAGCTCCTCAAGGTCGTCCTCGGTAATGGGTTTTCCATCTATCTCCGTAAGCCTTACTATCAAAAGCTTAATGACGTCGTTTTGCCCTGTTGAGTTTGATAGAGCCCAGAATAAGTCCTTGCCCTTTCCTTCTTTAATCCGTGCAACTTTACCGCTGGGAAGCGTGATCTCTTTCATGCTTTAACCTCCGATGTTCGTCTTGTAGTCTTGCAGAATGTCTCGCCCTTCTACCTTATAGATATTGTTCATCACATCTACTTCAACGACTTCCCTGCCGTCAATCTCCAACTTGTAATACAAGACAGAGATGGTGGCTTCCGCTTCTGCAGCGTCTCTGGCTTTGAATTTTCCACTGTCAAACTCTTTGAAAAAGCCTCTGAGTTCCGCTTTAACGGGAACTTCTCGGGCCACTCCTCTTTGGTCCCAGTCTTGTTTGGAAGCACGGATGATGATAGTTCTCAGGACAAACGGGTTTGAGGCAAGAGCTATAAAATCGCCGTAGATGCTGTTGAACTTGATCCTTGCTTCAAGCTTATCAAGTCCAGCGGGGAGTTCCATCTCTCCGTATAGCCCAAGCGCCTTTGCGTCGGCGAACTTAAATCTGACTTTTGGAAGGTCTACTTCCTCAGCCTTAGCTATAAAGTCCGTGCCGTCTATGTAGACCCTCGCATTGAAGACTTTGCTCACTTCAATAGGCATGGCTTAACCTCCTACTAGTTTTTTGAGTAGTTCTATGTTTATCACTTGCTCAAAGGTTATGCGTTCCGCTGGAGTTGGTGGCATGATTTCGTATGTAAAGGTAAGGTGTCCGTTTGCGAGATTGGTCTCAGGGTTTTTGTCTTTTAGGAAGTAGCATTTCCCGTCCACAAGGGCGCCTCTTCCGATCAAGGTGCGGATAAAAGCATTGACCATGCTTAAAACTCCATCAATGGCAGCAGTTATGGGCTTATCCAGAAACTGCAAAGTTGCATACTCTATGCTTTCTGCAATGATGTCTGCGGTTCTGCGGACGGAGATGAAGTTTTTCGGGTCAGATTTGGTTGGCCACGCAGCGGAACGGTTGCCCCACACCCTATAGCCTGTTCCAAAGCTGTTAAAGACCGTGACTATACCGTTTTCGTTCAAAAGGTTTGCCTCGGTGTTTGGGTCGTTTATAGCACATGTGATAGGGCGTTCTACTCCGATGATGCCCAATATTTCGTGGTTTGAGGGGGAAAACCAGTATCCTTCCTCATGGTCTACTTTGGCTATAACTCCGGCTAAGCGTTGGCTAAAAGGCTCAAGGCGTTCGGTGTTGGTGGCAGGATCATAAACTTTGAGGTGGGGGTAGCAGATAACCGCCCTATAAGCCGAAGTGTTCAATTGACCACCTGCTCCTCTTGCGTTGATTACCTGTTGAGGAGTTAGACCGGCTGGGGCGTCAATCAGAGCTAAAGCACGATGAGTTTCGCAGAGGGCTATCATCTCCGCCATAACACTCGGAGACTCACAATAGACCGGGCATAGTATCAGTTTTGCGGTAAACCCGAACCTACTATACAATTCATCAATTAGCCTTAATCCCGTTCTTCTTCCCGTTATAGGATCATACGTGCCTATGATGTCGGCGGGAGTGACGGTTGAAGGGTCGGGTTGTCCGTCTGAATTCTTATGCCTCCGTGGGTCAAAGACATTCACCACGATAATCGTTGAACCTCCGTGGTCAAAGATAGCATCAAGGGCGTAAGGGATTGTGTAGCCCGGAGTAGCATCGCCAAAGTAGGTTATGCCGTCTTCCCTTCTCAGGACGAGGATGGGATTATTCACCGTTTGCTCATACCAATCGCTTTCAGAAATGCCCGTAGGTTTTATCAGATGCACGGGGGCAGTTCCAACCAGAAAGATAACCGCAGATTTTACCTCTCTGACTGGAACCGGCCCCTTTACTATTTCTATCGTTTCCACGCCGTGAAGGTAGCTAGCTGCTGCCATCGTTTACCTCCTTCTTAGTTTTTTGTTTATCTGGTAAAGGTTCAAGGTAGCCAAGCCCTTCATAAGTTTTGACCACCTCGGCAGAATCAGGAAGTTCAACCTCATGACCTGGGAAGAGAAGATACTCTTTTTGTTCAATAACAACAATGGTAGGATAAGTAAGCTTTACCTTATACCTCATTTGGACACCTCCGAAACAAACTCTTCACCCTCGTATACAGTTATGCGGGTGGTAAGTGGTTCTTCTTCCTGCGGGACAACAAACCTACCATTACCTTTGAAGCTTAGAAGAAATGCAAACTCTCCGCTTTCGTGGTAGTAAAGTTCAATCCCTTGAGGGATGAGGTTAAACTGTGTCTTAAGGCTTAAGGCACTTAGAATCCGCTCTAAAAGCTCATACGCTCCTTGCCCTTTTTCTCTTAAGCTTCTGTAGAAAAGAAACACAGATACATCAAAGTCAACCGAGAAGGCAAAGCTTGAAACAGATTCAAACCTCGCTTTCTCTATGATATACCAAACGCATGGTGTTATCTTAGGTTTCGCAAAAAGCTCCGTGGGCTTATCCACTTTAGAGAGAATTGGTAGCCCGAGTGATTGTAAAGCGTCCCCAATCTGTGCATCAAGTTCGGTCAACATCCTACAACACCTCCTTCAGACTTCTTTCAAAGATTTTCTTGAAGTGGTTATCCTCCAAAAACTTCTTTACAACAGGTTGCATGTAAGGGCGTGGAGGGATTCCACGTCTGGTTCCCGTCTCGTGATACACCGCATAAGGAACGGGCGTTCCGATTACTGCCTTCCAGTCCTGAACCTTGTAGGTAAAGCTTTGTGCAAGGGTAGTTGTTCTATGCAGCTTCTTTTCAGAAAAGCCTTTTTTGACCTTATAGGCAAGATAACGAGGGTCTAAGTCTTTCCAGTCCACACCATGAGACCTACCTTCCGTTTTGAAGATTGTTGAAAGGTCCGTCTGAATTTTTTCAGCTGTCCTCGTAAGGGCCAGCCCGCTGGCTTGTGCAAGTTTCTTCGGAAACTCGTCAAAAAATCTTTTGAGTTCCTCTATATCCATACCACTGCTCCTCCTTTGGGGGCTAACCTGAGCAGACGCTCCGCCTCAGCTATCAGGTTTTTTACATTCATAGTCTGATGGTCTTCCGCCCGTCTCCAGTAGAGGTTCACACTTGACGCAAGCTCACTCGCCGCAAGCAGGATTAAGGCTTTCCTTATCTCAGGAGTGTTAGGCAAGTTTTCCACTCCAAGCAATCTCTTAGCCCTATTCACTGCAAGGTCAATACAATTTTGCAAAATTTCATCAGGCAACGTGTTATCGTTTAAGAACTCTCTGACTTCAGCTGGAGTTATCATTGCTCAGCCTTCCTTTTAGGCTTCTCTGGTTCCTCTACCTTCTCAGCGTA